GCCACACTAATGTGGAAGTAACAATGTCAGACTTCTATGCTGCGGAATATGTTGATAAACTTGACGAACTAAAGACTAATATTAATGAACGTCAAGCTATTGCAGAGTCTGCTGCTGCTGCTCTTGGTCGTAAGACTGACGAGATTATTACAACTGCTATGGATGCAGGTGCTAACTCAACTCAAATACATGATACTGGTTCTGCTCTTGGAAAAGCAGACTTGCTAACATTGTTTGAAACATTTGGTGCTGCTGACATTCCAGAAGACGGACAGCGTTATCTTGCTATGAACTCCGCAGGTTTTGCTGACTTATTTAACATTAATGAGTTTGCATCATCCGACTTTGTTGGGCCACAAAACTTACCGTTTGCAGGTGGTATGTCAATGAAGGAGTTTTTAGGCTTTAAGATATTCTCAACATCTGCTGTATCAGGTGGTAAGAACTTTGCGTATCATATGAGAGCCGTAGGCTTAGGTATGAACTCAGACGTTCAAACCGAAATAAACTATGTGCCTGAGAAAGTCTCACATCTATTTACATCAATGATGTCAATGGGTGCTGTCGTTATTGACGGCAATGGTGTTTATGAAGTTCTAGATAATAACTAAGAAAGGATTTATAAATGGCTTTTTCTGCATCTGGTTTAACTCGTATGGCAGGTGGTGGTGGTCATAGCCTTTGGTTTTATGACTCAACTGACGCCATAACAGCGGTTCGCGTTTCTGGTTACTTTAATAACGCTGCAAGCATGTTAAATGTTGGCGACGCTATTTTTGTACTAGATAGTGATGCTCCTGCTTTAAGCGTATCATTAGTATTATCGAACACTGGTTCGGTAGTAGATATTGCTGACGGTACAGCTATTACTGTAACCGATACTGACTAATAGAGTGGGGGTGAAAACCCCCCTCTTTACATTGAGGTTTTAAATGGCGGTAACAAGTACACAGGCAAATTCTTCTATTGATATATGTAGTAGAGCTCTCATCTTAATTGGTGCAGAGCCAATTACTTCTTTTGATGATGGGAATAATGAAGCATTAGTTTCAGCGAATATGTATGAAGATGTTGTTCGGTCTGCTTTGGTAAATTCAAGGTGGCGATTTGCAGTAGACCAAGCAATTTTAAATAGATTAAGTGATGCCCCTACTGGACGTTATGATGCTGCATATCAGTTACCATCTGCTTGGTTAATGACACATGCGGTTACTGTAAATGATACACCAATAAACTATCAAACTTATGGTGATAAGTTATTTTGTGATGAAGCAGCAACCTCAGAACTTGTTTTAGATTTTACATATCGAGCTAATGAAATTGATTTTCCTTCATATTTTACAATTGCAGTACAATATGAAATGGCTGCTGTTTTAGCTTCTAGTCTTGCACGAGATACTAATCTAACTAATTTAATGAGACAGCAAGCACAGATTTCAATGATGAGAGCTCGCAGTTTAGATTCACAACAACAAATATCAAGAAAGCTAAACACATCAAGGTTTATTGCTCAAAGGCGTAGTTAATGCAAAAGATAACTGTACCTATAAACAGCTTTCAATTTGGAGAAGTAAGTCCTTCATTATTATCAAGAACCGACTCTCCTATATATAATGCTTCTGCACAAAAGATTGAAAATATGTTTTTACGATCTGAAGGTGGCGTAATCAAACGTGCAGGTTTAAAAAATATATATAGATTTTCTGATATAACTGTTGACTCAGCAAAGAAACAACAATCAAGATTGCTTCCATTTATATTTTCTGATGATGAACAATATGTCATTTCACTTGAGCATCAGAAAGTAAGATGTTTTTATATTAATCCTACAACTGGTGCTACAACTCTTGTGGATACAGTTACTCAAGATGTAAATGGTGCAGCATTAAAGTTCGATCATTTGTATTTAACAGAATACACATTTGCTCAAGAAGCAGACGTAATGTTTATTTGTCATAATTTATTTATGCCGCAACAAATTGTTAGAACGAGCTTAACAACATTTCAAGTATCACCTTTTGTATTTGATACAAGAGCAGACAATGCAAAAATATATCAACCATATTTTAACTTTCAAGCTTTTACTAATAAGCTAAACCCAGCAGCTACTTCTGGCAATGGGGTAACTGTAACTACTTCATCTGCTTATTTTGATACAACAGGTAAACATGTAGGCTTAACATTAAAGTACCATGATAGTGAAATGGAAATTGTTTCAGTACAATCTTCTACTCAAGCTACTGTAAATATTGTGGATACACTGCAAGCAATACTTCCAATAAATTCATTTAGAACAACTGATGGTAGCAGCACTATTGAAGTTACTTACAAAGAACATGGATTTGCTGTTGGTGATAGCGTAACTGTTTCTGATGCAGGAGGCTTTGCAGGTTTAAGTGCTAGTCAAATAAATGGCAGTAGAACTGTTACATCTATTCGTAATGATAATGTATTTACATTTAATGCTGCATCAACAGCTAATGCTTCATTAGCAGGTGGAGGTACGCCACATATAGAATCTCATGCACCTACAACAACATGGTATGAGCAAGCTTATTCTGATTTACGTGGTTATCCTGCTGCAATAACTTTTCATGAAAATAGATTAACCCTTGCAGGAACAATAGCTCAACCTGATTCAATATGGTTTTCTAAGATAAGCAGATATTACAATTTTGATTTAGGCGATGCTGAATCGGCTGATGCAATTCAAGTGACTGCAAGTTTAGGTGAAGTAAATCAAATAAGACATTTGGTTTCTAATCGTGATTTACAAGTGTTTACTGCTACTTCAGAAATGTTTGTACCGTCATTTGATGCACAACCTTTGACACCAACTAATGTACAAGTAAAAAGACAAACACCTTTTGGGATTGAATATATAAGACCTCAACTACTTGATGGGGCTTCTGTGTTTGTTCAAACTGGCGGTAATATTGTGCGTGAATATATCTTCACAGATTCTGAAGCTGCGTATACTTCAATTGCTATATCAGGCATAGCATCACATTTAATTCGTAATCCTGTTGAAATGAATACTCTTAACGGTGCTGTTGATAGATCAGAAAGTTATTTATTTATGATAAATTCTGATGGGAAAATGGCAGTTTTTAATTCTAACAGAGCCGAAAAAAGAGCAGGATGGGTTGAGTTTTCTTCTCAAGGTAAGTTTCATTCTTCAGTAACAGTAGATGAAAAAGTATTTTGCAATCTTGTTATTGATATAGGAGATGGAACACAGAACATTGTTCTTTGCCAACTTACCTACGATCATAACATGGACTATGCAAAAGACTATACTGGTACGGCAGGAGTGTTTAATGTAAGTTCTGATTTTGCAAATGGTGCAGTTGTAAATGTAATAAGCGGAAATAATTATGTTGGTCAGTTTACTGTTGCAGGTGGCAATGTTGATGTATCTGCGGTTGATGCTTCATTAACTGCTGTTGAAATAGGTTTAAAGTTTGATGTTAATCTTACAACAAATCCAATTGATGTTTCTTTATCAAACGGACCAATAACAGGTAAACCTAGAGCATTAGCTTCTGTTATATTAGATTTAAACAATACATTATCTACCTCAGTAAATAATACTAACCTTGTAATAAGAAATACTACTGATGATCTTTCATTACAGCAACAACCCTTTACTGGTAAAAAAGAATTTAGATTGCTTGGTTATTCACGTGATCCTCAAATAACAATATCTCAAAATGCACCACTGCCTATGCAGGTTAATGGGCTAGTCGCGGAGCTTGTAATATGAATTGGTTTTCTACATTTTTAGACATTGGTACTAGTCTTTACACCTCTGCTTCTAAGTTTGCTATGGATAGTTATATGATTGATACGATGTCCAAAATGGGACAGTTGCGTGTCGATGCATTAAACCAAAGTGCTGATGCTTTAATTGAACAAGCAGAAATGCAACAAAAAGAATATGAACTTGAAAGACAAGCTTCTCAAATTCAATCTATTCAACAATTGCAAGCAAGAGTTTCAGAGTACAATGAAGCATTAGAGTTTAATAACTTTATGACTGAAGCAAGACTTGGCGGTGGCGAAAGTATGAGTGTTGCTAGATTTGTTGCTGCTCAAAGCAAAGTAGTAACTAGAGATTTAGAACGTCTTGATACTCAAGCTTCTCTTGTAGATTCTTCTTTGCGTATTCGAGGAAGACTATCAATGTTAAATGGTATTACCGCAGCAAGAGCTCAAAGAACTAAAGCAATGGAAAGTGCTTATCAGAATACAATTGATATGCTTAAAGTTTATGGCAGTCCTTTTGATACAGCAAAAGATGTTATAAGCGATTTTAAAACAGTAGGTACAACTATTTATGAGCATTTAACATGAGAGCACCAATAAAGCAAAAGACAGAA